TGAATCAAATCATGAGTATGAAAGGATTAAGAACTGAGCCGCTCGAAACTCCTATAGATATTATAAAGGAAAGTTTTAATCGTACTGATTGGCGTGGCAATCCATATACTGAGATTAATACAACTATAAAGTTATTGTCAGAACAAACGAACAATGATATAGCAACAACATAACTAATAGAAAGAATAACTATGGAATATATAATTGCTCTCACGCTTCTCGCCTCTGTCATTATGATAGCTAACAACTATTATAAACGTAAAGCGTTGCGAGAGTTCGACCGCAAGTATCGAGCATCAAGACATAAATAGATTGCAACAAGTTATTAGTTGCTAGATGCAAGCGGCTAGGCGCTAGCACCTTTATACTTTAGTTATAATATATATAACCACATCTTACTTTGTATCTATCGTAGGGGTCCCTACTCAACTTGAATTAGTTTTTACTTTATATAACTCGATCCCCCTTTTATTTTTTGGAGTCCCTAAACTTATACCTTCGCCCTTGATTTAGACATTTAATGCTGTTAAATAGATTGTAATAAACATCTTTATGATGCCTAAAAAATTATAAAAAATTTTTTAGAAAAAAATTATATGAAAATAACTTTAGAGGCTTTAAATAAATTACCGCCTGATATAAGAAAAGAATTTATACAGACAGCATTAAAAGCAAAAGAGAAACGTAAAAAAGAAAAAGTTCAAATTGACTTTTTAACTTTTGTAAAATCTGTTTGGCCAGAATTCGTAGAAGGTTATCACCATAAAAAGATTGCAGAGAAATTTAATGATCTGGCTAAAGGTAAAATTAAAAGGCTTATCATTAACATGCCACCAAGACATACAAAGTCTGAGTTCGCTTCATTCTTGCTTCCCGCTTGGATGATTGGGCAACGACCAAAACTTAAGATCATTCAAACAACACACACCACAGAACTTGCGGTACGATTTGGACGTAAAGCTAAAACACTCATTGACTCACAAGAGTATCAAAAGTTTTTTAAAACAAGATTAAGGGAAGATTCACAAGCAGCGGGCCGCTGGGAAACAGAACAAGGCGGCGAGTACTTTGCAGCCGGTGTTGGATCAGCAATTACTGGACGAGGCGCTGATCTATTAATCATTGACGATCCACATTCTGAACAAGATGCTATGAACATAGATGCATTAGAAAAAGCTTATGAGTGGTATACATCAGGACCACGTCAGCGACTTCAGCCAGGTGGAGCAATTGTTGTGGTTATGACAAGATGGAATACAAAAGATTTAACAGGCAATATTATAAAATCACAAGGAGACATCAAAGGAGATAAATGGGAGTTGATAGAATTCCCTGCAATACTTCCATCAGGTAAACCAATCTGGCCACAGTATTGGAAGTTAGAAGAATTAGAAAGCGTTAAAGCATCTATTAGTTTACAAAAGTGGAATGCTCAGTGGATGCAAAACCCAACATCAGAAGAAGGAGCTATCATCAAAAGAGAATGGTGGCGTGAATGGGAAAATGATTACATACCTTCTTTAGAACATGTTATTCAATCTTATGATACGGCTTTTATGAAAAAAGAAACAGCCGACTATTCTGCTATAACAACTTGGGGTGTATTCTATTTAAATGAAGACTCAGGACCTCAATTAATATTGTTAGATGCTTTAAAGAAACGAGTTGAGTTTCCAGAGTTAAAAAGATTAGCATATCAGCAATATATGTATTGGAATCCTGATACAGTATTAATTGAATCTAAAGCATCAGGTTTACCTTTAACTTATGAATTAAGAAAGATGGGTATTCCAGTTATCAACTTTACACCAAGCAAGGGAAATGATAAGCATACCAGAGTTAACAGTGTTGCACCTCTATTTGAGAGCGGTTGCATATGGGCGCCCACTCACAAAGACTTTGCTCAAGAAGTAATAGAGGAATGTGCAGCTTTTCCTTATGGGGAAAATGACGATTTAGTCGACTCTATGACGCAAGCTTTAATGCGTTTCCGTCAGGGTGGCTTTATAGATCATCCAGAGGACTATGTTGATGAGCCTCTACCAATAGAGGATAAGGAACTATATTAATATGGAAAAGTACGCTGAGATTATAAAACTATTAGAGAGAATCTTTGGTAAAGGCACAGTCGCTAGATCCATAGGTACTCGTACCAATGTTACTAGATTTCCAAGAGGACCCCAAGGACTAGATCCAACTACAAGACACTTTGATGTAGCAGGTACTGCACAAAAGAATCCTGAATTAGTAAACACAATTAAAAATTCTGTTGAAGATAGAATTGGTGATCTTCATAATATGAACGACCAAGAGTTATTAAACTACAAACAAAATTTACAAAGACTCGATGCCCATCTTAACCCACCCTCTGCTGAGGTAATAGCAGCGAGCAGCAAGCAGCCAGTGACTGGAGAAGGGTTAGAATCTCTTAAACAAACTGCAGGACAAATTAATCCTCCAGGAACTATAGTTGGTAATATTGAATCAAGAATTAATCAATTAAAACAACTTGGAAAAGAAATGGAAAAATCAACGGGAGAAAAAGCAGGCATTGGAGATATATTAAAAGAATTTGGAATAGAACAGAGTTCAATGTCTAGAATGCAAGATGAAGGTAGAGTTAGAGCAGCTGCAAGACAAATTTTAATTAATGATATTAAAGCAGGTAAAATTAAAAACATAACTGAATCAGAAGCCATCAATATGAAAGAACCTATAGATCCATTTAGAAAAATTTATGGTGAAGGAGCATTGGAACAATTAGATAGTTTGATTCCTGAGTTTAGAGAATTAAGAACAGAAATGGATGCAGAAAAATTAGCAAGATCTAAATTTAAATTTGAGCCAGATGAAAATAGATTACCAGGATCAGTTTCAATAGAAGAAGGTAAAAAAGCAGAACAAGAATTTGGAATCAATAAACCAGAAGAAAAACCAGAAGGAATAGTTGTTCCATTTATAAAAAAAATAACTGAGCCAGAAGAAAAAGCAGATGGTGGTTCTATTGGTTTAGATTATTTAATGGGTATTGATAATAGACCTAAATATGCAAGTGGCGGAGATGTTAAAAAAATATTAGATATTATTGCACAAGTAAATAAAGAACTTAAAGGTAAGAAAGCAATGGAAATTATAAATCCTAAAACAGGTGAAATAACTTCTCCAATAAACCCAGTTAAACTTGCACAAGAGCCTAGAAAATTAGGAGGATTACCAATTGATGATAAATCTGCTGACATAGCAGATAGGTTAAAAGAATTTTCATCTAAACCAATAGAAACATTAGAAGATAAAAAAAAATATCTTGATTTACGATCAGAATTTATTGATTCATTAGATCCTAGAAGATCAAACAAAGCTTTAGATTTTCACAGAAAAAGCATAGACACAGAAAATAGATTAATACTTAAAGCAGAACAAAAAGGATTAGACTTTGATACATTTGAAAAATTAAGACAAGGTTTATATGGTCCTAGAAAACAACAAACATTAGATTTTATAAGAACAGGTAAAGTTAATGTAGAACCAGTAAAACCTGCAACTACATTTGAAGAAGTACAAGATAGATATAAAACTGCAGCGAAAGCAGCGGATGAAATATTTCCAAATTTTAAATATCCTAAAACAGCAGCTCAAGAACTTGCTGAAGTTATGGCTGAACAAAAATATAGAAAAGGTTTTGATGGTTTATCTGGTGATCAACAACATGACTTATATTCAGAAGCATATGATTATATAACATCCATTAATAGATTACCTAAAGTATCACCTGAAAGAGTGCCACCAGAAGTTTTAGAACATAAGATGAATGAAGTTCTAAATAGTTATAACAAAGATATGTTTATAAAAAATGATCAAGGATTAGTTGACGTAACTCATCCAGAAAATGTATCTAAAATGGAAGAGCTTTTAAGAAATGATCATCCTGAACTTTATGATCAATTAAAAAAACTAGGAACTGATTTAGATCAAAAACAAACATTACAAGATTTTGATATTACAGATAGAAAACCAAATAAAGATGGTGGGTTAAATTACCTATTAGGATTCTAAAATGAAAATTGGTGAATACAAACAAGCAATGAGTCACATGCTTAAAAAAGATAGTTCATTAGAAAATTTTACATTTGATGCTAATGCTAAATTAATTGATAATGATACTCAACCTATACAAAGTTTTGCAAATGGTGGAAGAGCTGGATTTAAAAGTGCTGGTTTGGTAAATAATGAATCTGTTAAAGCTGGAGAATTATTAAGTTATTTAAAAAAATACGGAGTAGATATACATCCTGGTAATTTATCAAGATCTACTCAGATGTACGGAATAAAATCTCCATCTTCTGGTAGATATATTCTTCCTTCAGAAGATGAAATAAAAACTATAAAAGATGAGTGGTATAAAAATCAACAAAGAGCACCTGCTACTACAGAAATAGGTAGAAAAAGTTTTCAAGAAAGAAACAATTTAGTTAAAGAACTTGTTTCAACAGGAAAATATAATCCAACTGAAATAAAAGAAATTATACAAAACAAATATAATGTTGATATGGGGAACACAATTTGGAAAGAAATTAATCAACAGAGAAAAGAAGGAAAAATTATACCTTCAGCTAGAGAAGGAGAAACTTCTACTAATTATAAAAAAAATTTAAATGATTTAAATTTATTAGATAAAAATAAAAAAATAAAAAACATTCTTTCTAGTCCTGAATTTGATTTAAAAAAAGATTATTCAGAGATATTTAAAGAAGTAAAAAATACTTTAAATTTAGATGATTCAAAAACTAATTATAAATTAGCTTCTCTTTTAAAAGCATATTCTGAAGAAAAATTACCTGCTAATAAAAATATTATAAATAACTCAAATGAAATTTATTCATCTTATTTAAAAGATAGACCGTTTGGATCTTTAGGTTCTGTGTTATATAGAAAACAACAAGTAGAACCAGGTGTTGCTTCACAGATAAATGAAGACCCTAATTTTTTTTCAAGTACAAGAAAAAAAATAGCAAGATTATTACCTGGAGACAATATGTATTCAACTGATGAATTAAAAAATTTAGTTTCTTCTTTTGAAAATAAAACAGGGCCTTATTCATTATTTGTTCAAGGAATAAAAAAAGATATTAATTTAGGAAAAGGAAGAACTGTTGATAAATTAATAAATCAAGCTGAAAAAGATTTACAAAATTTAGATCCAAGAGATATTGATTATTTAGATAAAAGAGAAGCAATAAAAAATAAATATAATGAAAGAGTAAAAGAATTTACTAATAAATATAATAAAGATTTAAAAAAAGGACAACTCCCTGTTAGAGGACTAGAATTAAGTTTTGATTCACCTGAAAATTCCTTAGCTAGATATAATGAATTAAAAAAAATAAATCCAGATCTAATAAAAGGAGTTGAAGATATTTATAATAAATATGATTATTCTTTTAAAGTACCTTCCGATGTTAAAACTATACCTGAAGCGTTAGGTTTTGTTAAATCACCAGAAGGTCAGAAGTTTATGCAAAAAGCTTCTGATTTAAATGCATCTAGAGTATTTGCAGATCCAACTGGAATTGGAAATGTTTTAGAAACTAGTTTTGGTAAAGCTTTAATAGAAAGAGCTCCTAGCTTTGTAAATGCTTTAGGCAAAGTTGCAAAAGCAACAGGAGCTGAATTTAATGCTTTATTAGGAGTTGCTTTAAATAGTGATGAATTAAAAGAACTTGGATTTTCTGATTTAGAAACAATTGGTAGAGCTGCTTATAAAGGAGCGACTGAAGATTTAGCTAATTTTGGATCTATGATTTATAGCGCTGTAGCTGAAGCACCTTTTTCAAAAGAACCTTATTTTGAAACTGTGTTAGAAGCAGGAGATCGTTTTAAATTTGCAAGAGAAAGTGCAAAAGAAAGGGCAGAAAAAATGTCTACAAAAGAAAGAGTAGATAAGATAGCAGAATATAGAGCTAGAAAAAAATTTCAACAAGACTATAATGAATCAAGTTACAACCCTCCTACAAAAGAAGAATTTCAAAAAGCAACGGAGTTAGAAAAAGAAGGAATTTTTAAAGAAGGACTTTTTTCTAAAAAATTATATTATGAAGAAGAACCTAAAGTTAATCCATTAGATAAAAACATACCAACTATTTTTGGAAATGTTCCAAAAGAAGAGGAACAATTTAATTTTGCAAAAGGAGGAAGAGTTGGTTTTCAACTTGGAGGAAGTTCAAATTTTTTAAAGATGTTAAGAAATATTTCTGATAGCATATTAGAAATAAAAAATAGTACACACATGCTTGGTAGTACGGCTAAATCTAAAGGAATTGCAAAAGCAGCTGAAGAAGCATTAGCTCCTTTTGCAGGTGGATTCAAAGGTAACAAACACGAAACATTACTTGAAAAAATTCAAAATGCAAAAGAGCATTTACCAAAAGAATATCACGGCATATTAGATGAAATGAAATCATACGCAGATCAACATGCTTATGATGCTGTTGATGATATGGCACAAGCTTTGGATAAAGTTATAGATCCAAATTTAAAATTTGAAAGTTTACCTAAACATATGTTTCCAATGGAAGATCCATTAAACGATGCTTTTATTATTATGGATCCTGAAAGAAATCATATGACAAGTAGATATATTAATAGTGTAAGAATAGATCCTGAAACAGGAAGAGGAACTAGAGAAATATTTGATACTTTTGATTCTGAAACAAGAACATTTTTAAAAAAAGAAGATTGGAAACCTGTTGGTGTTGAAAGTATTGAAAAAGGAAAAGAAGGACTAAATTAATGGTTAAAAAACTAACTACGACTATACCTCCTCTAAAAGGACCATGCTCACAAGGCTTGAATATACCTGATAAAAAGGTTAGGATAGTTAATCCGGAGAAAAACATAAATGGCAGAAATAGACAAATCGCTTCCAAATACAATAGCAAATAGCGCTCGTCCCGACGAGGTAGCATTAGATATTGCTACAGCTAATCAAGAAGCTCCTCAAGGACCAACTGAGCTAACACATAACGAAGATGGAAGTGTGGATATAAATTTTGATCCAAGTGCAAATAAAGAAATGCCTGCAACGGATCACTCTGCAAATTTAGCAGAAGTTTTAGATGACCAAATTTTAGGACCTATTGGAGCAGAATTAGTAGATGATTACATAGATTATAAATCATCTCGTCAAGATTGGGAAAGAACTTACACAGATGGTTTAGATCTTTTAGGATTTAAATATGAAAGAAGAACACAACCATTTAGAGGAGCATCAGGTGCTACTCACCCGGTTCTTGCAGAAGCAGTAACTCAATTTCAAGCTTTAGCTTATAAAGAATTATTACCAGCAGAAGGACCCGTTAGAACTCAAATAATTGGAGCAGCAACTCCAGAAAAAGAACAACAAGCACAGCGTGTTAAAGAATTTATGAATTATCAAATTATGGATGTCATGAAAGAATATGAACCAGAATTTGATCAAATGTTATTTTATTTACCTTTATCAGGCTCAACATTTAAAAAAGTTTATTATGATTCATTACTTGGAAGACCTGTATCTAAATTTATTCAATCTGAAGATTTAGTTGTTCCATACAATGCAACTTCATTAGATGATGCAGATGCAATTATTCACGTTATTAAAATTTCAGAAAATGAATTACGTAAACAACAAGTAAATGGTTTTTATAAAGATATTGAATTAAACCCTACAGATAGTCCTTCTACAGAAGTTGAAGATAAAAAATTAAGATTAGAAGGAATTAGAAAAGTTTCAGATGTAGAAACTTTTACTTTATTAGAATTTCATGTTGATTTAGACATTGAAGGTTTTGAGGATGTAAATCCTAAGACTGGTGAGCCCTCTGGAATTAAACTACCATACATTGTAACAATTGAAGAAGGATCAAGACAAGTATTATCTATTAGACGTAACTGGAATCAAAATGATCCTAAAAAACAAAAAGTACAATACTTTGTACATTTCAAATTTTTACCAGGACTAGGTTTCTATGGATTTGGTTTAATTCATATGATTGGTGGTTTATCAAGAACTGCTACAGCAGCATTAAGACAATTATTAGATGCAGGTACACTTGCTAATTTACCTTCAGGATTTAAACAAAGAGGAATTAGAGTAAGAGATGATGCACAACCAATTCAACCAGGTGAGTTTAGAGATGTTGATGCACCGGGTGGAAATTTAAGAGATGCATTTATGCCACTTCCATTTAAAGAACCTTCACAAACATTATTAGCTCTTATGGGTGTTGTAGTTCAAGCTGGACAAAGATTTGCCTCAATTGCTGATTTACAAGTTGGTGATGGTAATCAACAAGCTGCAGTTGGTACAACTGTTGCGTTACTTGAAAGAGGAAGCAGAACAATGTCAGCAATTCATAAAAGATTATATGCTGCATTAAAACAAGAATTTGGATTATTAGCTAAAGAATTTAAAACTTATTTACCACCAATGTATCCTTATGATGTCGTAGGTGCGCAAAGACAAATTAAACAAAATGATTTTAATGATAGTGTTTCAATTGTTCCAGTTGCAGATCCAAATATATTTTCACAAACTCAAAGAATATCTTTAGCACAAACTGAAATGCAACTCGCTGCTGCAAGCCCGCAGCTTCATAATCAGTATGAAGTATATAGAAACATGTATGAAGCATTAGGAGTTAAAGACATTGATAAGATTCTTATTCGACCACAACAGCCACAACCACAGGATCCTGCTCTAGAACATATTGCGGCTTTAGCAGGAACACCGTTTCAAGCATTCCCTGGACAAGACCATAGAGCACACATTACTTCTCACTTAAGTTTTATGGGAACTAATATTGCAAAAAATGCTCCTGTAGTTATGGCAGCATTACAAAAAAATATATTTGAACATATTTCAATCATGTCACAAGAACATGTTCAATTAGAATTTAAAAACGAGATACAACAAATGCAAATGATGGGACAACAAATGCAACAACTTGCTCAAACTAATCCACAAGCAATGCAACAGATGCAAATGCAAATGCAAAATTTAAACCAGAAGCTAGAAGCGAGAAAATCTGAAATAATTTCTGATGCTATGGAAGAATTTATGAAGGAAGAAAATAAAATTACATCTGCATTAGGTAATGATCCTGTTGCTTTATTAAAATCTAGAGAATTAGATCTCGTAGCAAAAGAAAATGCTAGAAAAGAACAAGAAGGTAGAGACAAACTTAACATTGACAAGATGAAAACGCTTATGAATCAGTCAATTCAAGATGATAAATTGCAACAAAATGAAGATTTAGCTAAAATGAGAGCTAATACAACGTTGCAAAAGACTATTTTGGCTGCTAAATTAAAAAAAGATAGTGAAAAAAACAAAAATAGGATATAAATAGACTATGGAAAAAACAAAATCACAAAAAAAGATTAAAACTGTAATGCACGAGTTTAAAGCTGGTAAATTACATTCTGGAAAATCTGATAAAATAGTTAAAAATCCAAAACAAGCTATTGCTATTGCTTTATCTGAAGGAAGAAAAGCAGCTAAAGGATATGCTGAAGGTGGTTCTGTTAAAAGTTCTAAAGATTCATCTCCTTATGGAACTCAAGTAGGTGATCATAATAAATTTTTAAATTCTGACGGTTATAAAAAAGGTGGAATTGATGTTGAAGTATCTTCAGCTCAAGAAACACAATATGAACCAGTTAAAGGTCAGAGAAGAATGATGCCTGATAAAAGAAAAATAGCTAAGTGGTTCTAATATGCTACCAATGCTTGGAGCTATTGCACCGTTAGCAAAAATTCTTTTTAATACTATTGAAAAATCAGTTCCAGATAAAGATCTACAAGAGAAATTAAAAGCTCAACTTAATCA